TTTCTCATTAGAGAGGTTAGTTTGCGGATAGCTGTATCAATATTGGTCGTTTCAGCACCTATGGAGAGAGACTTTTTAATCTGGTTTAATGCTTTGGTTGCTTCAGTATAATCTTCCATAATCCTTGCATATCTAGGATCAGCCTCATTAATTGATTTTTTAATTCCATCATAAACTTGTTTAGTAAAAAAATATGCTGGGGAATCTGGTTGATGTTTTGTTAAAATATCACCGATAGAAATTTTTAATTTATCCAGCCCTTCCGCTGTATGAAATTCGGCTGGGTCGTATGCTTTCCATCTTGCAACCGTTTCTTTTACTTCATCGACAACCTCAGTAGGAACCTTACGAAATTCCTCACCTTTAAATTTTACCTCACGGGAAACTTTTTCAACTGCGTCATCAATCATACTAAAAGGGATAACTTTTTGATTGCCGGACAGTTCATCCATGCCTTTTTTATAAGTTGAACCGCGTCCCTTTACGAGATTTTTAAAAGCATTTTGAGCCATTTCCAAAGGCTCAGTTAAATCGCCTCGTCCTCTTAAAAATTTAAGAAAAGTATCAGCCCTTGCTCTGCCATCTTTAGTTAGTTTGATAGTTTGTTTTATGCCACGGCCAAAATTTATAGTTGATTCCCTTCCAGCTTTAACAGCTTCTTTTATGGCATCGGTTCCTGTACCTGTGTAAAGTCCCAAAATAGCGGGTGTAGCTGCCCTTGTTCCCTTAACAACGCCGCCAACTGTCTTTAAGGAAACATTGATTGGGTCAACCTTACGGGCAACGCTTTGTACTTTACTGCCAATTTTACCTGCAATACCAGGTAGTCTTGACGCAGCCGCACCGCCAGCCGTTAAAATTGTTGTAGCATCAGCTAATAACCCTACTGGGTCTTTTTCTAAGGTTCTTTTTGTTTTTTCCCAATCTCCATATCTTTCACCGTACATATTTTTTACGGCATCAACCATTTTTTCCTGTTGAGAAACAGGTTTGTTATAAGTAAATGGGTCTTTGCGTAACAACTTTTGAAACATCCCTTGGCCCAAACCACCAATAGCTTTGCCAGTTTGAACAGGATTCATTATCGGATAAACAATGTCTTTCCCAAGCTGGACCGCACTTTCTGGTATGTTTGTAGCAACCTTTTTTAAATCTAAAGGTTTGGAGGCAGTGGGTTTTTGAGTTGCAACTTTAAAACCAATCCCTTTGTAGAAATCAGTTTTAGATAATTGCGGATATTTTTTATGTAGGGCATCTGCTAATTGTTGATCTGACAGGTGGTTATATTCAGTGTATTTATTTCTTATTTCAGAAAGTTTCATCATCATAGAATACCTAGTCGATCATTAGCTGATGGCTGGTTTGCTAGGGGTAATAGTTTTCTGGTTTGATAACCAGCGCGTTTCCCATAAAAAATTTTAACCTGCCTGTTGTATTGGTGAAGGTTTGTTTTATAAGTTCTTATCGACCGTCCTAAAATTTCTTTTAAAAGGGTTTGAGCTACTTCGAGGTTTTGTGGTACACCAGGGAAACCTCCAAGGGCTGCAATTACTCGTTCAGCGTCATATTCAGTCATCACTCCTGGGCCAACCACATCAATTCTAAATCTTCCCAGCAATGCTTGTAATCGTCCTTGACTAGCCGCAAGTTTTAGCTCTTCTGGCGTTAGACGTTTTGAAGTAAAGAGAGTTTTAAAAGTTTTTGAAACGAAATCAGTAATACGTTTTACACCTTGATTTGTTAATTTCAAATCATTGATATAAACAGAAACTTGACGCATTGCGTTTTCTTTTTCTGTTATATCCAGGTCAAGTTTGTGCATTCTGTCGGGGCTAATCACTTCTTTTTGTAAATAACTGCGATTTTGCGGGACATGCTTTGCGGGATCAAAAGGAATTACTCCGTTTTTTGTTCTAACATATTGGTCACCAGTTGACGTGTCTTGGTAATATTCACCAATATATTTTCCTGGGTCAGTTGCAGAAGCAACGGACTTTGATGCAGAAAATTTACGAGGTGGACTCAATATTTTTTTAACACCTGCTGTGTATTGGTCTTCAGTTATATATCCAAGTTGTTTATCCCGTTGTAATTTTGCTATCGGACTTGCAGGGCCAGAAGGTTTTTCATAAGGTCTAAAACGATTTGGAGATTTTTTGTTGGCCTCAAGGATTTGTTGGGGGGATGCAAATCCAGTTTGGCGTGTTACTGAATCATAGACTTTTTCCAAACGAGGAGGTTTTACGCCAGCGCGTTTTAACTTCATTTGGTCGTCAAAAGAAAGCGGTGGCGTTTTCATCGCTTGAGGCAATAAATTAAGAGCTTTGTCTGGCGCTACTTGTGATAACGGGCCAATTAGTTGTCGCCATTTTTCGGGGACGCCTCTCAAACCAAGCGGTGTACCCATTTCTTTTTTAACCGCCGCCAAAGCAGAGGGCATCATTGTTTGACGCGCATCCTGATAATATGATTGGGGATCATCGTCTGGACTTGATATGCCTGTTGCAGCATAAGTCTCTGCTAACGGATTAACTACCCCTTCTGCTCTTTGTTGTGCAACATCAGGGTCAACCCAAGGTGACGTGAACAAGCCGCGTAGTTTCTTTTGATCCTCCAGTTTCTTTTTTAATGCGCCACGGGCCATCGCGTTTTTCATCGAGCTTTGATAAACATTCATCACTTTACTAAAATCAAGTGGTGGAGGCGTTGGATTAAGCCTGGGGGCGCTACGGTTGGCAATTTGCTGCCCAAGCATCATTAACCCCATCATTCCCGCTTCACGTTGATCTCCCTCACCGAGCAAACCAAGTTTTACTAAATCGTCATACATTTTAAAGTAATCCCGCTTTGTTAAACATATAAGCCGCTGAACCTAAATTGGCTAAGTTTCCAATTCCTTGACCAACTGGGTCTGAGTAAATCGGACGACTTTGCTCGCTTCCAAACGTCCCACCGCGAACCGCCGCGAGGTAATTTTGCAGACGTTGTTGAGGTTCGTTTTCCATAAAGTTAAATCGCTGCATATCGTCTGCGAGAACTTCCGCCTGTTTCGCATCTCTAATACCCCCGTATTGCAACATCCGGTCCAGATCGTTGTAATCTGCCCCCGCCATTTCGGGAGCCATTCTTGCCGCCGTCATTCGATTGTTGAAATCCTGTTGAGCAAGAGTACCAATCGAATTTTGAGCCGCGATTTGATTTTGACGTTCTTGAGCAAAATTTTGTGCATAAACTGGCGCGAGCGCAGAAGTCATTGCAGACATGTTAGCCCCAGAACCGAGTCGTCCGGCTCTTGAAAATTGACCTTGTATTTGGTCAATGGCAGGTTGTAGAGCGGAGGATAAATACGGGTTGTTTCCACTCAAAAAATCGCCTTGAGCCGTTTGATTTAGCATTGCGGCTGCTGGATTTAAAAAACCACCACCCATAGCAATGTTTGTGAAGTTTTGAGCATTTCCTAATAACGGATTACCCGCATTTGCCCGTGCCTCGCCAGCATTCAAAGCAGAAAGCGAGGTTGGACTAAAATCAGTGTAAGTTTGATTGGGATAAAACTGGCGTGGCTCGTTATACAAACTTTGTGCATTTTCGAGAGTTTCTTCTAAGTATGGCTTTGCATACGCAGGTGGGGCGTTTGTGATTGTTTGAACGCCGGTTTGCTTCGATCCACCACCAAAAAGGTTGCCTAAAAAACTCATTTTATATTTCCTTTGATAAAATAACGCCAGCGTTTTCAAAGCCAGGCAATTTACGTTCCCAGCCTGGCCGACCAATAATCGTTACTTTGGTAACACCGCGCTTTTTCGCTTCTTTTACGATTTCTTTTTCTGTCTTTATTAACTCTTGAAGATCACCACCAGCCAACCAGAAATGCAATTGTTTGGCTTGTGGAAATGAAAACTCCTGAGTCACAACGGTTGAATGTTTACGAATGTGCAAAGACGCATCGTTGCCTTCCACCATTTCTAAAACATCTTCGACGGTGTGCGTATCACCTGCGTTATTCAACGCTTCGGTTAAATGTTTTCTATTTTCAGCCGATAGCAATATATTCAAAAATCCTACTCGTCGTTGCATTTGGATGGGTCACAGTAAAACTATTTTTTGTTCTGGCAGAAACATAGGTTCCTGCTATTTCACCAGCGGCGTGGCTGGTCGTTGGCATTAGCAAGATAACGGTTTCTGCGCTAACTCGATAATCTGAAATCACAGTCGTTGTTGCCGAATTAGTAACCGTGAATGTTCCGGTAGCGTTGATTTTTCCCGCTAAAATATTATTGACGACCTCTGCGGTTTCACGCCTTTCACTAAAGGGTGTTAAGGCTCGAAAACTGGTAGTAGTCATCGCAAGCCAGATTGCTTGATATCAACATCTACACCAAGCGCGGTGTCCCAATCGCCCGTGATGTTAATGCGAATTCGATGAAAAGCTCCATGTGACCGCACGGGCGCATAACCGGATTCATTTATCGAACTACTGCCAGTAAAAACTGGCTGGTCGGTTTGTCGTGATCTCGACCCAACCGCTATCGTTGTAGTCGGTATTTGACCATCGAGAACTGAGATGTAGGGAATTACATTGTTCACAATGCTTCTACGCCCAGGTGCAACCGAAAATTCGCCAGTTTCGAGCAAAGCGTCTTTGGTCGTCCCTGTGAAACTTTGGATTTTTTTATCTAAAGCCCCTGCAAAAAAGAAAGTTCCGCCCTTATAAATCGGGTTATCCAAAGAGGCTGGTAGTCCGTCTATACTTGAAGAGATATTATCAAGTTGTTCCAGTGTGTAACCAGCAGTCATGGCTTGCGCGAGAGCGGTGCAGCCTTGCTCTGCATAGGACCAGCGATTCAAGTTATAGTTGTAAATTAAAATTTCATCATTCGATCCATCTGCGCTTGAAGTTGACGGAAATGCCCAAATGACGTTTTGATTTATCGGGTCAACCGACGAAATCATATTTTCCTTATGTGAGATTTTAAATCTATTAAAAAACCATTTGTTAATTTTTTCTGCGCCAATCGCGGACAACTCGTTTCCGCGCAACATATAAAAACCATCGTCGCTTAGAAAAAAGACCATTTGAGAGCCAACGCTGGCTACACTTCCCGAAACGCTCGCCCCTTTTTCGCTCGTCAACCGATCAAACTGGTACACTAGCGGCGCACCAACAAAAGTTCCTCTGACGATTGATTTTTCAAATAATGCTATGGCGTACTCACCGCCTACCAAACCCATCATTTCGCCAGCATCAGCGACATCCTGGTAATCACTCAACGCGGTTCCGCTGGTCCAACTTGTTGCGGAGTTTATGCCACTCCACCAAAGTCGATAAGGTTTGATACCATCACTTCCATCGTTAGTGTAACCAAGCATAACTTGATCCCTCACTATGCAGATGAATTTTGCCTTTGGTGGTGATCCTCCTAAATCAGCAAAAGCCGTTGCACTCGCCACTTCACTATTTTGAATGTTGTCGTTAAAATTCGTCGCCAATAAGGTTTCGCCAAACTGTGCAAATCTCCAAGCCAGCGAAGAGGTGTACCCCCCACTTTTGCTAAGATCACCCAAACTGCTGTCGCCAGCGGCAAACTTATAAAGTTTGGTGCTGTCCCCTGCATATAATGCAGTTGCAGCAGCATCATTTTTGCCAGCATAAATTCCCACAATATCTGCGGTGGCAGCGCCAGACAAAGCACCTAGCGATTTAAAACTCCGATATCCCTTTAAAGCTGGAATAACATTTTTAGCATCCAAATTAGCAGCGTTATCGAGCGCTGGTTGATCTGGCGCAAATTCACCAAAATTTATCATGCTGCATCAACCCAGGTTTCATTGCCTTTTGAAACTTCTGTCCAAGTTTCATCGCCATCGACTGTTTCTACCCACAGGTAATCTCCAATCG